ACGTCATCAAGATGGTGTTCAAGTTCAAGACCGATCAGGCCGACGTGGTCCAGCAGGCGCTGGCCAAGGCCAAGGGCGAACTGCACACCGAGTTCGATACGGTCGCCCTCGAAAACGTGTGCGCCGGGTATCTCGGCGGCACGTCGCAGGTCGCCAAGCCGTTCTCGCTGGACGAAGTCATCCAGACCACCGGCTTCGAACCGTTGCTCGGCCGTATCGCCGAGTTGTTTCCGGAATACGACATCACCGTCGCTCCGGCGACCGCGAAGTAAGGTTCGACGTTTACTCCAGAGTCGAACCAAGCACCAGCGAGGGGTGGGTGGGCTGCCATAGTCCTGCCTGCCCCTTTATGGTTTTCACTGTAGCTTATGGACTGGCCATAGGCGCACCGGAGAGGGGTGGACGGGGGGAGCGCGTCGAAACGGCTTCTCGTCCATCCCCTTGAAGGTTTTTGCAATCAATTGCCAACGGAGTGGACATATGGTGGGTGTACTGGCACGGGTGCAAGTATTTGTGTCTCGGGCATGGGCGAGAGCCGTCCAGTTCTTTCAGAAGCCTCGTCTCGTTGTTTCAATCCCTCCCGTTCCTCTCACTGTCCCCCCCGCCCCTTCTGTTCTTCCTCCAGTAGTCTTTATCAAAGTGCCGGTGATCTTGCCGCCGGTCTTTTTTGAAGTCTTGTCTCGGGACGTGGTCCTTGCTGTTGAAGACCTCCCAGTGTTCAAGCCCCCCCGTTTGATGCCAGCGGTCTCGTTGATGATGATGAAAGCGATAGAAGACATCATTGCTGGCCGAGGAGAAGACCTCATTGCTGGCCGAGGAGAGGACGAAGATTTTATTGTTGGCCGAGGGGGAGAAGAAGATAAAGCAGCGGACAAAGGCCACCCTCTCCGTGATGGACTGAACTGGTGTTTTCGTTATCAGATTCTTGATCGTCTGGACGAGTACTTTATCTGTATTAAGCGGCTTCGAAAACACGATCCGGATGCGTACGACTTGTATTCTCGCGTGGGCTTTTCGGTGCCTCCGGACGGATGGATAAATGGGTTAGCCCCAGAAGCGACAGAGCATCTTCGAACGGCTCCTCGATTGTCGTTTGGGGGCGTGTCCATGACGCGGTCACGAAAAGCTGCGGCCGGGGTCGATTTCCTCCCGTCGTTTGTGTATTTCACGAAGATGACCTGTCCGAAAGGCGTCGAACCGTTTGATGGCGGAGACGTGTATTGCGTGTCGGCGCTGTATGATGATCGTCAACAATCCAAGCACTGGAAGGCGAAACTCAGTGCCCCGGTGTCGTGTCATGTGGGACTGGCCAAGGATGGCACGGTCACGTTGTTACGTGAGGCTATTCGAACTCGTAGTTCCGTGATGGTCGGTCGTCGGAAGGGCACACGGACGAAGCTGACGTTCCATCCACTGCACTGGGCCTATCCGTCATGGCTCTATGACTTTGAGCGCCCAGACCGAACTCTGCACGAATTCGCTCGGCTATTGTTTGGTATGGCGTTCTTGACCTACCAAGCCACGCGTCGAAAGATTCTGGTGCAGGTTCGACACAAAGGAGACGTCGCCACGTTTGGCATTGATCTTTGGCGGGCCAAGCGGTTTTTTGCCGACCGTGATGCTACGCTGGCCACGGATGGTCGTCGCAAACGGATTTTCCATTCGGTGGTGGAACACTCCCGCGAGTTGATGACGGGCCATAGCGTACGGGTGAAAGCGCATTTTCGTGGAGCGAGAGATTTCCATTGGCAGTCCTACGGAGTGCATATTGTCTTCCCCACCGTGAAAGTAAATCCAGAATTTGCTGGGACGTATTACGAAGACCTCGATCCCGAGGACCAAGACAAGATGGTCGGGATGGATGCCTTGGGGCAAACCGTCGCAGGAGTGTTGGCTCAGTAAAGGGTAGAGACATGGATGACAAAAAATCCGGAGAAAAACGTGAGAAGGATCCCCTTGCCGTCGAACTTGGTCGTCGCGGAGGCTTGAAAGGGGCCAAAGCTCTGAATGCCAAACTCACGCCTGCCCAACGTCGGGCGAGTGCCATTCATGCAGCGCGAGCCCGGTGGGACCGTAAGCCGTAACCCGTCTTCAGACCAGCCAGTAGTTTTCCCCTCCCTCGCTCCGTAGTTTTACGTTCGACACACGTTTGACAAGCGTGGTAGAGTCATACCCCTCCGTGTACGGCCTCTCCAGATCGGGTCAATCGTCAGCAGAACAGGACTTGTTATGCCCTTGTGCGAGTCGTGTGTCTTATGGAAAAAAGACTACGGCATTTGGGCGCACAATCGGTGGACGCGTTCCCTCTCCGACCGTGGGTGGTGTCTGTTGACCGCCCCAGCCGTGGACCGGAAAGGCTGCGAGAAAGCCTGTCCGTCCTTCGCCGCCGCGCCTGAACGTCCGCTCGTCTTCTACGCTCCCCACGACGCCCCCACCCGTCCCGCTCCGGGGACGGATGACAGACACCCGCCGCCCCGCGTAGAATAGCGAGACGACGGGAAGGTAGATCAGTTATGTCCGACGCGTCCGCGAAACGCGCCCGGGGATTCGCCGCGATGTCCCCGGCCCGCTTGAAAGAAATCAGCCGCAAGGGCGGTCTCCATGCCCACGCGAAGGGGGCCGCCCATCAATTCACCTCGACCGAGGCCCGAGAAGCCGGGTCGAGAGGTTTAGATATGCGGTATAAGGGCAGTACCACGAGCCGAGGCAAGACGTGAGGCTGAGCTAGTTTTTGGCCTGTAGAAATACCCCTCAAATCGACGTATTTGGCCCTGTTTCTGCCCCCATTTGGTCGCCCGGCGGGTGAAGAATGATACCCACCACAAAGTATGCTAGAGTCACCACCGTGGACGGCCGCCCCATAGACGGGACAGGCCCAGCCTCCAGATCCTAGAGAGCGACCAGAGAGCGTATCCATGCCGCCCCTCCTGAAGACGTCCCGACGTCCCCTCGACAAACAGCGTCGAATTCGACCTCTGCAGCCCGGCCGCAATGATATTCCGCTCCGGACGTGGCAGACGTTCATGGGCTCCACCCCCTCGTCACCCCTGCAGCGGCTGCAGCAGGTCACGCAAACTTTCAGATCGACCGCCGCGTTGACAGCGGTATGATGGTCGGTGCAATTGGTTGCACCAGAGGAGATGCCAAGATGACGAACGTTCGCCGAACCACCGAAGCCGAATCGAGAGCCGGTGAGAAACCCAACCCCTTGCGTGGCAGTGGCCGAGAAGGCGAAGTCCCGCCGACGCTCCCGCCGGGCGTGGACCCAGAGAACTTGCCGCCGGGCACCACGATCACGGAGACTGAAGCCGGTACCGAACTGCGCCACTCCACCACCGTGGCGGAAAACGCCAAAGTCGAGCGGAAGCGTCAGGCCGGGCTGGAAGCCCAGCGTCAGGCGCGGATCGAGGGCATCACGCCGCCCCCGACCGAGCCCGAGCCGCCGCCCGTGCGGGACGCCGACGAGCGGTAAATGTTCATCGGGGGCGGGTTTTGGGAAGAAGGCCGATGTTGCACATCCTCATGGGCCGCAAACGCCATCACTCAGGGTCCGCTCCCGCTGATTTTTGAAAAAGCTAGCTCAAGCGTAGTGGAGCCTTTCGCTTCGTCTTCGTTGAAAGACCTCTCGTTTATGCTTGTGCTAGGATATGGGTTACGGGGGTGAACTGGTTTCGACGGGCCGTTAAGACACAGTCTCTGCGTGTCGAGTTGGGGAAGTGACTCGTAAAACACGTCCCACACCAAGGTAAACGCGACACACGCGCTGCCTGCTGCGGCGTAAGACCCGTAGCCGTGCTGCCACCGACACCGTTAGGTGGGTCAGCACGTCATCAACGGTCATGGCCTGCGCGGGTTTACTGGATTGAGCGCGGGAAGGCACGACCCAAATCCAGCCGAGCACGACCCGCTGCTGAGGGCAATCAGCTACACACGTAGACGAGAGTGGTGAAACGGTTTCGGACGGGGGTTCGACTCCCCCCACCTCCACCATTTTTTGGAGCACGACCATGGCGTTTGACCGGCTACAGGCGCTCGGCGAGGAGAAATTCCGCGCCATCATGAATCATTTGCTCCGGGGCAAGCCCGCCATGGCGCTCGCCCGGGAGATTCAGCAGTCGTGGGGCGATTTCCAAGATGTGGGCGAGAAGACGCTCACGCAACAGTTGAATCGCCTGCGAATTGCGAGTGCCGAAGGCGCGTTCGGGAAGACGGTGGCCACCCAGATCGCCAAGGGCACCGTCCCGCCGAAGATCACCCGCATCGCCAACCTCTCGCTGACGACCGTCGAGCGGATGGAAGAACTCGCCTCCCTCCAAAAAGAGCGGGTGCTCCGCCTCGTGGCGCGGGAGACGGACAAGAACGAGAAGACGGGCATCACGCTTGGCCTCAACGCTACCAACGCCGTCTTCAACGACTACAAGGAACTGCTCAAGGACATCCAGAAGATGCGCTTCGACCTCGGCCTCGATGAATACAAGGGCGTCATCATGACCGCCCGAGGCGCGACCGTCAGCCAGACGCTGCCGGACGGGTCGTTCATCCAGAAACAGGTCTTCGAAGCCGCCACGACGATTGACGAGATTTTCGCCCGGCGACATATCCCCATCCCGTCGCAGGCAGATCGTGAAGGCGGTCGGTGAGTCGCTGAGATGGCGCTCGTGTTTGTGCGGCCCGAGCCGGAGCCGGATGATGACCCCGAACTCGTGCTCGGGGACATGGACGTGCGTCACCTCCGGGTGTATGCCTACCTGAAGACGTTTCTTCCCTACTACGAAGCCCAGACCATCTTCCTCGCCGGGCAGAAAATCCACGACATGGACGAGCGCACCCTGTTTTACGCGCAGGCCGTGGCGCGGGTGGAGCGAGATGTCCTCGGCGCGAAGAATCACGCCGACATTGACTACGCCACGTATCGCTGGAAGCCCGTGGGGGTGCGGGAATTCATCTGCAGCCCGGATTTCCTGAACAAGGAGCGGGAGATTTACCCGCCGGTCCTCGACGCGGCCGAGGAGTTGAACAACGGCCAGTACGTCGAGGCGGTGTTGACCGGCGGCATCGGCTCTGGAAAAACGACGCTCGCGCTCTATACCAACGCCTACCAGTTGTATCTGCTCAGTTGCATGCGGTCGCCGCACCTCATGTATGGCCTCGACCCGTCGTCGGAAATCCTGCTGATTTTCCAGAGCATCACCAAGCATCTCGCGCTCGGCGTGGACTACCAGCGGTTCCGGTCGATGATTGATGGCGCTCCCTACTTCAGGAAGCGGTTTCCGTTCAATCTCAATTGGTCCGTGAAGATGGTGTTCCCGAACCGTATCGAGGTGCATCCCGTCGCAGGCACGGAAACCGCCGCCATCGGTCAGAACGTCATGGGCGGGGTGATTGACGAGTTGAACTACATGGCGGTGATCGAAAAGAGCCGGGTCGCCGTCGATAAGGGCACCTATGATCAGGCGATACTGGTTTATAACTCCATCGCTCGTCGCCGCAAAAGCCGCTTCATGGAGAATGGCAAGATGCCCGGCATTCTCTGTCTGGTGTCGTCCAAGAAATTCCCCGGCCAGTTCACCGACCAGAAAATGGCCGAGGCCGAGACCGACAAGTCGATCTACGTCTATGACAAGCGGGTCTGGGAAATCAAGCCGGATGACTTCGGCAAGATGGGGTGGGTGAACATCTTCGTCGGGGACATGACGCGCAAGCCGCGTGTGTTGACCGATGAGGAGACCGAGGCGTTTGACCCCGAAGATCGACCGCTCATCATCGCGGTGCCCGAGGAGTTCCGGGGCGAGTTCGAAAAGGACGTCATCAACGCTCTGCGTGAAATCGCGGGCATCAGCACCTTGTCTCGGCACCCCTATTTCTTGGAAGTGCCGAAGGTGCATCAGGCGTTCCGCAAGGACCAACCCAGCATTTTCAGTCAGAGCCCGGTGGACTTCGTCACGACGCGCATCACGTTGCTGAAAGCGGCGTTTTACAAGCCGCAACTGCCGCGTTTCGCCCATGTGGACTTGGCATTGTCCAACGACAGTGCCGGGATGACCATCGGGACGGTGACCGGGTTCCGGGACGTCGGCCCGTCGGGGGCGGCGGCGTTCATGCCCGACGTGCGGATCGATGGGGTCCTAGAAGTTCGGCCGCCGAAGGGTAGCGAGATTCAAATCAGCAAGCTGCGCGACGTCATCATCGCGCTGATTCGGATGGGCCTGAACATCCGGTGGGTGACGTTCGACCAGTTCCAATCCTCCGACGCCCAGCAGATTCTGCGGCAGAGTGGGCTCATCACCGGTCATCAGTCGATGGACGAAATGCCCTGCCGGGCCTACGACTTCACGAAATCAGCCTTCTACGAGGGCCGGGTGGCGCTCCCATGGGACCCGCATCTCCAGAAGGAAATTCTGATGTTGGAGAAGGACGTCAAGAGCGGGCGGGTCGATCATCCCCCGGGCGGGTCGAAGGACTGCGCCGACTCGCTCGCGGGCGTGGTCTACGGCCTGACGATGCGCCGAGAGATTTGGGCGCTGTACAAGATTCCGATCCTGATGATTCCCCAAGCCATCATCGCGGATGCCGGGAAGCTGGAGAAGAAGAACGAGCGCCCGGAGTATCAGGACGTGCAGGCCGATACCGACGCCGAGCAACGGCACCAGAATCGGGTGCTGGCGTCCCTCCAGCGACGTTGACAGCCGTGGTATCCTAGCTCGACCACAATGAAGATCAGCAGCCACGCGCCGTCCTTCCTCCCATGGGCCGGATATTGGAACAAGGTGGCGTCCGCCGACCTGTTTCTGCTCACGGGTGAGGGCTATTACAACGGGCAAGCCTACCAAAATCGCGTGACGTTCGACGGGGCGCTGGCGATCATCCCGCTCGACAAGGCCACGAAACACGGGCCGCTCCGGAAGGTCAAAATCGCCGCCGAACTGGCGGTGCCCACGCTCGCTCAGCGGATTCATCACACCTATCGCGGGCCGCGTTTCCCGTATGCCCGACGATTAGAACCCCTCATCGAGACGATGCACATGATGGGCGTCCAGCATAACCTCATGCGGGTGAACATCCAGTTGCATCACGTCGTGGCCGGGATGCTCAACATTCGGACGGAAACACGCGTGGACACCGCGCCCACGCAGGCGAAAACGCCGACGGAGCATCTCGCGGCGTTGATTGTGCGGTATGACGAGGATCCGGTCTACTACGCCGGGCCGGGGGCAATGACGTATCTCTCCCTGCAGCCGCCGTCAT